CTGGGAAACAGTGGAATCGTCAGCCAAGCCTCCTGTAGGATTCAGGAGGGTGGGCAGGCACAACTGAAACTTGTACCTGATGTGAAGCTCCGACACCTTGGAGTTGCCAGCTTGACCAGCTGTAGCAACATACAGGTTCCCTCCGTCGTACAAACGGATGTCTGTTCCAGCAGGCTTCACACCCGTGCGGATGTACTTGGGATCAGCCTTGTTGCACAAACTTGGGACAAGTGGCAGCTGGATATCTTGGCACGGCATCGCTGTTGCGCAATGCATATCCTCAAGCTGCTGCTTGGTCGTGGGTGCGTCATTGGCGGCGTTGTAGTCCATCGCCAGAATCACCTTGCCGGTTGAGCCATCTGTGGCAAACTCGCTCACCTCACGCTTCAAGTAAGGCACGCAAGAAATCATTTTCCAGCACGTCCACTTGTTCGCCTCAGGCGATCCAAGTGGGAAAAGGGCGGCTTGCCCAGGGTTCACAGCAAACTTCTGGATGGAGATGTTTCCAGTCCCATTGGAGCCAAGAATGTCCGTGACGAATTCATCCTTCTCCAGAATATCGTCAAGGACCGGGGCTCCATGGGCCCAAACGGTCGTCTGGTCCAGGTCGGAAATAGCACCACCACGATTGGTTTGCGCCCTTCCGTTGCGAGCAGCTCGTTTTCGCTGTCGTCCCTTGCCTTTGCCCGGCTTGCGGATCGAAGGCTGCGTACCAGGTGCAGGAGCGTTCCCAGCAGCGCGAGCACGCTTGCGACTAGCGCGAGAACGTGCATTTGTGTTGTTGTTGTTGTTCATCGTTTCAGATAAACCAGTTTTCTAAAAATATCGAACCGTGGGTGCGACCCAAACAGTAGGAGGACTTCAACTTCTACCCCCTCAGGTGAATTGATTAAAGGCTCAACTCACAAAGCCGTCGCCCTGGGGCGCATCACTTCAGGGTGACACCGCAGCGCTTTGCCACTGCAGCTTGCTTCTTGGACCAAGTCTCCAAGTAAGCCTTGTACTCCGCGAGGGGTTCACCATCACGCTGTTTTCGCGGTTTCCAAGTACGGGGGTCCAGCTTCGTCTCAGACTTCCCCGCAACCTTGCCTTTCGGCTCGGATTTTAAGCCAGATGCCACTGGCTTCTTCCACACGCGCTTGCCTTCCTCACCAACCATAGGAACAAGCTTGGCAGCGGCTTCGACTAACGGCTGGTTGGGTTGTAGCGATTTGTCGTCGCTGGAGGCACGACCCCCCTGCTCACCCTGACTCTGTTCCGTCGTCGCTTGTACATGTGTAGGTTCAGAGTTAGCACGAAACTTCGGGTCCTCATCCTCTAGCCAGACCTCCGCCACTAGCGCATCGCCAGCATAAACGGTCTTGATCAGCTTAGTCCTTGTCTCCTCGGAAATGTAGGTTGCCCTCATGATGCTCATCAAAACGTCGATGGCCATGCCAATCTTCTCGGCAGGATAGCTATCTTCCAGCATCTTGTAGTCGTACTCCTCGATCTTATCCTTCGGCGGTAAGACTTCCGCGCTTGGTTTCGGCGCAGGTTGAAGCAGCTCCTCACCCACGACCATGGGTTGTTTGACAATCGGGGTCACGACGTCAGCGGAGGTGCAAAGTGGAGCTCTCAACAACAGCTCAGGATCTCTGGTCTCGTAGATCTGTTCAATCCACGTCTCGAATCGCTCCCAATGAAAATCGGGCACAGACTTGGCAAATACCAGTCCCATCCAGCCTGAATCCTCATTCGGCCAGTTCGATTCTAGAGAGTGCTTTCCGTCCCACGGCATCAAAGCACCTTCCATGCGCTCTCCGAGCAGCTCATGGGCAGCACGCACAATGGCCCCGATCACTGGTGAGTTACGGTCCATCCGGTAATATCCCGAGGCGCGCTCAGCGAACCTCTCCAGTGGATACGGGAGAGTCGCAGGTCCCACCCAGAGCTTCGAAAGCAGTCGGGATGGGTTGGCCATGGAGTTGGCATCTCCATTCCAAACGTCGGGTCCAAACCAGCGGTTGAGGAAATTAACCCCAGCCTCCCCTCGACGTACGACCTCAATCTCATAGTCCTGGCCCATCAACTTCGCGCTCTCTTTCAGCGCGTCCACGTTAATGGCGCCTTCCAGGCTATCATCTCCTCCATAGATGCCCAGCTTGGCCCACGCCAAGTCTGGGGAATACTTTGTGCCTCCAATCGTGGTGTTTCTCCACGCACAATATCCAATGAAGGCACTAAGTATCGAGTTGAAGTCAGAAGTCTCAAGCGATCCGCTCCCACGGCCATAGCCCGTGAAATAGCGGCGCCCCTCGGTAGTAACACCTGGCAGGGCAATCTGAGCATCCATCTTCTCAGTCAGGTCGGCATGGTACTGACGTTGGAAGAAGCGGAGCATCACGATTCGCTCGAGAATGCGCGCACGGCGTTTGACGTGACCATCAAACCTAGAACCGTCGGCAAGTGCTGAGTGGGCCTCCGTCGCCAAGACGTCACAGACCCTTTGGGCACACTCAGCGGGCGTCTTGGCGAAGGCATACCACTGCTGCTTCGCCATGACTTCCCCATGGAACGCGTACATGTAACACGAGTACGCAAGTTTCTCAGGCATTTGGGAGATGTTGCGAGGATAGCTGGGCTTGACAGCGGGCTCTTTCTTAACGAATGCCTTCACAACCTTCTTGACTGCCGGCCCGGTCACACCAGCTTCGTCAAGGAGCGCCCTTTGGGACGGGCGATCCTGTCGATCATACACTTCATCATCATCAACAGGCACCCCACAATGCATCTGACAGTCCGGAATGAGGAACTGAGCAAACTCAACCATGTAGCCAGCCAAGGTGGGGGGTACGGGCTACTCCACCTCCGGTTCACTGGAGTGGAACTGCTCAACGCGTCCGGCA